CCTTGCTCTTGTATTGCAATTTTAAGATATCCATTATCTATGCACTTATTTATTGACCTTGTTATGCTACTTCTATTGTCAGAATCACAAGACCTATTTGCTTTATCTAAAATTTGTTTAATGTAATTTTCCATTTTATAAATGCAGTTGGTTGGATGCTGCTCCCCTTTTTAATTTAAGATACTGATTTTAAAAATTTAGCTAATGTTGAAAATCTTACACCGTTATGATATACTGAAAATAATTCTGCATAGTTTTTACAAGGTCTTGGTAAATATTCTAACTTATAATCTTTTTCATTTACTCTTATAACTTGAATTAAAGAAGCATCTGTATAAGGTATTATTACTTCATATTGTTTTTTGCAATGTTTAATAGTTTTCATAATTTTTAGTTGTTTGTTAATTTGTTAAAAATATTTTTTGTAATTCTTTCTCTACCTCCTTCAATATGATTAAACCAATATTGAGTATTATTCCAAAGTTCTAAAACTTCTAATTTACCACCATTGATTATTGCATTTTCAAACCTTAAAATATCTGTAGATGCTTTAACGTAATCTCCTTTTAATTGTTTTCTTTTACCTTTCATAATTTCTTTGTCTCTTAACGACCTTTCAAAAGTAAAATAATTAAATTAATAAAAAAATTATTATTGATTTATTTTTTAAAATAATTGTAACTAACTAAAAATGAACCGACTTATTTTTTATGTACCTGATCTATTATCATTGGAGTTGTATTTATCCATTTAATTGAATGATGGATTCTTTTGTTGTTGGCATTTAAAACCGATACTTTAACACAAGATGGATTATACATAACCGAGAAAAATGATTTTACATAAGTTCCATTGTCTTTATATACTTCGGTTAATCCACTCTTTGTTTTTTGTGTGTCCTTCTGGTCCAATTGTATAAATGGAAAGGTGCAAAATATATGACCTTTAGTTCCTAAATTGACATAAGTGGTCACATCCTCATTTAATCTTCCCATAAACTCAAACGGCCGTTCTGTTGAGCAAAAAAAACTATTCATAGCTTTCCTTCTAAACTTACTATTAAACCCTCCTATATGGTCTCCTCCTTGTGAAAATGCTATTGTTTTAATATTAGTTGACTTGTAGAAATTAATCATTTTATCAAACACAAAGTCCAATCTTTTTTTGATAACTCTTGACCCCGTATCATATCTATAACTTAAACAATAATAGTCATCACACATCAAGCAAAAATATTTAATACCATTTTCTTTTGCAAGTTCAAAAATTGTGTTTGCACTAAACATTGTACTTCTCAAATCTCCACTATTATCTCCACTATCATATTTTTTAGCAACCTCTTTTTTATCAAAGACTAAAAGTTCATCTCCATACTTGGATTTATAACCTTCTATTGTAGAATCGGTGTTATCTCCTACAAGAAATATTTTGCCACTATAACCACATCTTTTAAGTGTGTCATAAGTCCAATTTTTATCTGGTCTACCATAGACCATAATAAACACTGCGAAATCTTTATTCTCCATACTCTTCAAGATATTGAGTTCTAATTTCTTCACACAACTTGACATAGCCTAATTGAATTGCCTTTTCAAAGTCTATGATAACAAGAGCAGATTTCTCCATAAGATTTTGCATCTCTTGGTTTGAATTAGCATAGTAGTCGGCAATCTTTTCATAGTTAAACACATTGTGTCTCCTTGCTGCATCTATTAAAAAGTTTTTCTCTTCAAATGATACACTTGAGTTCTCAATCTCTTTGATGAGTCTATGGGTCTTCTCCTTGTTTACCAATTCCAAGATATGTGGTTTCTTGTTTTTAGGCTCATAGATTGGTGCTTCAATCTTTGATGAATACTTTAAGTTTTCATCCACTTTGTTCTCTTCCTTTGAGAATAAATTTACTTGTTTCATAGTTTTAGTTATCTATTATGTCTTCTTGATATACGTTGAATAAATTAATCAATCTTGCTTGTGTTGGTTCGTGCAATTGACCTCCTACTCCTTGAATTGTTTTGCCTTCAATTAATCTTAACCAATAAGTAGTTTTATACCCATTTGAATCCAAGTCATTCTCAACCCATATCTCATCAACTAATGGATGGGTTTCTAATCCTTTAAATGTTTTTACTGTTTTCATAATATTTATTTGTTATAATTATTTTACTTTAATTGCCAAAACTATTTGTTGTGGCTCAATCATATCATATTGAGAACCGCTTCCTGTTGGATTTACATTGTATCCAAGTAATAAACCAGTATGATGTATTACCACATCTTGAACTTTTCTTGTAACCATTTTTGAGATTGGAGGAGTCGGTCTATAATCGGTTACTATAAATGATATCTTGTCTCCTCTTTTGATTTCTGTTTTCATAATTTTTATTTACTATTGATTGTTAAAATTAAATTCTACTATCTCTGATAAATGAAAATCCACATTTATCATTCTACCTTCTATCTCACATAAGCAAGTAATTCTTTTACCCACCATTTGAACTACTTGATAAAAATTTCCATTTAAATTTTGATAGTTACTTTTTGTTTTGATTTTTGCACTTACTAAATTCTTCATAATATTTATTTGATGTCTTAATGACCCAACAAATCTAAAATAACTTTTTGAATAAAAAAATTAATAATGATTTATTTTTACAATTATTTTTTAACTAACACATATTGAGCAAATTAAAATTCATTTATTTTTTTTAGTGTATTATTTTCTTTTACAAGTTTAGTAACTACTGCTTGTAGTTCTATCAATTCTTGTTGTACTTTAAATAACTTTCTTGCGTTTATTTTTTCGTGGTAGTAAAATATGCCAAAGTGATTGTAAATATTCATTAAACGTGAAATAAAACCTTCTAATCTTAATATTTCTTTATTATCTTCTTTTGCTATTTTCATTTTTATAAGTTTCTCTTCGTATTTTCCTATTAATGCAAAAAAATCAAATATGATATCAAACTTCTCATCTTCTCTTTTATATGATAATATTTCTAAATTAAGTAAATAATATTGGTCTAATGTTTCTTTGTATGATTTTTGGTAATCCATAATTTAGAATGGTATGTTAGGTTGGTAAAATGAATCTACTTTCGCTTTGTTGTTATCTATATTATTGAATGGAGTTGGTATATATCTTTGGTAACCATCAAACTCTTCATAGTAGGCATTTTTTATAAGGTCAAAACCAAGTGAGAATCTACCTTTGACACCTACTATTTTTGGTTTTGCTTTTCGTATATCCACATCCACAATATTTGATTGGATAAAGTTTCCGTTGTGTTCTATGTAATTCCTATGGATGCAAATTAGTGATTGAGCCTTAGCATACCACACCGATCCTCCTTCTATCTCATCGGGTCTTGGTGAACGTGGGAATTGTTCACCTTTTTCAATGGTCGGATTCCGTGCGTGGCAAACCATAATATTATGGATATTGTGATATTTTGCAAACCTGTTCCACTTAGGTAAAGCATACTTTAAATATTCACTTATTAATCCATTACCTTTACCTTTTAAATCGTGGTCCAGGTCATTCCAATTGTCAATTACGGCAAGGTTACAACCATATAATTTCTTTGCCTCTTTTACTATCTCAAACCAATTTTCAAATGATATACCTTGCTCATCATTACCTTCAATTACGGTGAAGTATTCTTGAACGAATGCCTTCGCATTATAAAGTTCTTTTTCACTTATGTAATTCTTATGTGCTTTGTTCATACTCTTACCCGTAAGGCAATGTATAAGTTCACAATAAATCTCGGCAGCTGTGCCTGTTTCTGGCGAGTATACAATAGGTCTCATTTGGTAATTAACAACCATTGAAATTAATAATTGATACATAAATTGTGACTTACCACTTGTCGGATGACCATAGATAATAGTTGTATTACCAAGTCTTAAATTATAATGATTCCTTGCACCTTCAAACCCTATAAAATATCCTGCTTTCATACCGTTTTCATACAAGTTCATAAACTCATTGTCTACTTTATTATCATTTATTTTAAGAATATTTACCATATGATTTTGCTCTCCTCTATTTTATTTTCTACCTTATTAAATTTTTTATTATTATTCTCCCAAGTAATAAGTCTTTTGTCTACTTCAAAAGTTTTCTCTAAACTCATTTTAGTTTTACCATTAACATCTTTTTCTGACCAATATCTATAAAAAGAATTTAGGATATCTTTTGAATATTTTTCTTTGTGTTTTGATAACTCTTCTATAAAATCTTTATCTGAACATTTTTTATAATTAAATAAAATATCTTTATCTTTATCTTTTACTTTATCTGCATTTTTCGTATCGGATTTTATGCGATTGGATACGTTCGCATTCTTTCGCTTCTCCCAAGATGCCAATGCAATCTCCTTATTTTTTAAACTCTTCTCATTCCATTTTTCCAAATCACGTTTTAGATTTTGTTTAATCGGCTCAAAAACAATTTGAGTAAGTTTATCTATTGGAGTTGGATTAAGGTCATTGATGTAAGCTAAATAGTGTTTAAATAGCTTTCCTGCTTCTTCATCTGAAAGTTCTTTAACCGTGTGTATAATGTCACAATATAATAGAACTGATTTTTTATTTTCTGCCATAGGTACTAAAACGGAAAATCCCCAAATCTGGTCGTATCAGAGATGGGGATTGCTTCCTATAATCAATTTAGAAAATTTGAAATAGTATGGTTATTGAGATACGACCTTCAATAACACTTGCAATATTAAGTTTGATTATTTAACGACTATTAACTTTTTGTCCACAATCAACTTGTTGAAGAAATCTTTTGTGTAAGACATACTTTGTAAATAATAATTCTCATCCTCACAAATTAATGTGACCGTATCATATAATGTAAATTTACATTTAAATACCTTTTTGTGTTTTGTGTCTTTTACTAATTGTATTTTCATTTTAGTATAGTATTAAGTTTATTGTGTCTGTAATTCTTTTAAATTTATCGGAGAATCTTTTGTCATATTCTAACAAGTTTTCTACCGATCTAATTGAGTGAATAATTGTTGTATGGTCTTTACCATATCTATGCCTTTCATTAGGTCTTGAGGTCATATAAAGTAGTCCTATTTCTTGTAATGAAAGTAATGTGTGCTTTCGTATCAAATACATTGATATTTGTCTTGGTTCTACAAGACTTCTTTTTCTTGTTGGAAGAATTAATTGACTTGGTTCTATACCCCATTCAACTGCACAAATTTGGATTATCTTTTGCCCTATTTCATTGTAGCTTAATAAGTCAATATTTGTTTTCATAAAAAGTTTACAAGGAGTGCCTGTTGACTCTTTTATTTTCTTTTCTGCCTCTTCTATTATTTTACTTATAATTTCTTTACTTTCCACTTGTTTTATATTTATTTTTTAAAAATTCTAACTCCATTTCATTGTACTTATAGACCCTTGTTTCTTCGGCTAATAATTCCAAATCTTTTACTTTTTGTTCTCCAATCCTTATGACCAAACCTGCTCTATAATTGCTTTCATTACCATTTAAATATGTATTGCATTTTCTACATTGCTTGTGAACATTTAACTCATTAAAAATTACTCCACGATATATTTCGGCTTTTTTATAGTGTCCCCCATCCCATAACTTTGTTTCTTTTATTCCACAACTAATACAAGGTGAATCTTTGTCTCGCATACGAATCCATCTTTGAAATATGACCTTGACCTCATTTACTCTTTGAGTATATGTCTTCAATTTTTGTAGTTTTACTTTTTTCTCAAGTTTTAAAATATTGCTCTTTACTGGTTTGCTAAAAGCAAGTTCAATTGCACACTTTGGAGAACATACTATTTGAGTGCTTTTATAAGGTGTAAATTTAGTCAAACATACTTTGCATTTCTTTTCTTTCATTTTAGTTTAAATTACTTTGCTTAAACCTTGTTTCAAGTAGAACAAAACTTTCGTTATTTTCGTGAGTTGTTATTTCGCTTACATCTTCAATAGATGCAAATGTAATCAGTCCATCTGAGTTAGATGTTACTTTATACATAACCTCTAAATTTGCATCCATCTCTTCTAAAATTTCAATTAAATCTAATACAGTCATAGTTGTTTGTTTAAAGCAAGGCAGCTATTAACTGCCCTGCTGTTTAAATTTAGAATGGCAAATCTGTAGATGGTCTACTTAAATTAATTGCGTTGACATTATGAAAATATTTTCCATTATATTCTCTGCTATCTACTGAAAATGTTACTTCAACATCTCCACCGATTTGGTGACCATCTAATTGGTCTTGTTTTGTTAAACTAAAAGCAATTGTCTTTGGATATTTTTCATCCAATGTTTGAATAGCAAATTCTATTTTGCTCCACTCTTTACCTGCTTTTGTTACTCCAGTAACTACTTCACCTATTGAGGTGATTTTTCCTTTGATTTTATGCATTATATTATTGGTTTGGTTAATATTTCAATTAATTTATCTCTCTCTTGTGATGCTATTTCTACGGCATCAAGTATCTTTTGTTGTACCTCGTAGTCGGCTTTTATTATCTTATAAAATATTCTTGATTCCAACGGTAAATCTATCTCTATTTTATTCCCATCAAAGTCATAATTTGTAGAGGTAAGATATCTTACTAAGTAATGTGATTCTACTTTTGGAAAACCAAATTTTTCATTATGTATTGATAAACTCATCATTTGCATCTGAGCCTGATAAAAGTATGCTTTAGGCACATTTTGGAATTCTGGTTTTGAATCATTTATCATTAACATTTTTTGCTCAAAGAATTTCTCGGTTGGACACTTTAAATCCACACTTGCCGAAATTATATTGTCAAAATCATAAATAGCTGCATCAGGAGTTGAGCCACAATTCTCATTAATTGGATAATATTCTGAATCTAAATACAAAGCATTTAATCCTGTTACTTGTACAAATGATTCTAATGCCTCTAATTCGTTTATATTTCCGTGATCGGTATGTTTGTTTGAAAAAGATTTTGCATAGCCTCTAATCTTCTCTACGGCTTTTTCCATTATATATGAATCTCTTGTCGCACCCTTTCCACCCACAAATAAATTGTGTGTAGTTGAGCCAGTGAATTTACCTAATCTTTCTTTACTTAGCATTGATTAAGTCCTCCACTTCTTTCGTTAAATGATACTTTGCTTTTACCTTATTTATATCTCCTCCTTTTTGTATATAGTCTTTTGCATCTAAAAATGCTTGGCTATTCTTTGCAAGTGTAGGTCTTGAGTTGGTAACATTTTCATTGTCGGCATCAGCTTCTCTCTCATCTATTAAAAACAATCCGTTGAGTGCATACTTCCGTGCATAGCTACTTGCCGTTCCTGTGGTCTGTTCGCTACTCATTCCTTTATGTTCACTTGTCTCGGCATAACCACTACAAAATATTTGGTCACCTCCAACCGATATACAAGCATTAGCCTTAATGAATACTTTTGTCCCAAGTAAGACAATATCATCGGTGAGAGTTAATCTTGCACCATACTTATTTAAAAGTGGTTTTACCGCTTCTAAAATGTCCTCTGCACTTCTGTATTTGTACTTACCAAAAGTGTTGTAGTTTCCTTTTGGAACTCGTAGTTCCGATTGAATCTTAATTAAATTTTCCATTGATTTCTTTGATTTGATTTTTTGTATTGATTAATTGATTGTAAAAAATATCTATTTGTTTTTGATATTTTTGGATTTGCAATATTACCTTATTTGTTTGAACTTCGTTCATAAGTATCAAGATTTCTTCTTCAAGGTCTTGAATTTGAGAGATTAAAAATTTTTCATTAGTATACAAATCAGTTCTTTTAGATATGTCTCTAAATTTTTCTTGTAGTTCACTTATATTTTTCATTGTTTTCTTTTTTTAACTTGTCTACTAATTCTGTTTGAAGTCTCCATTGGTTTGCCGCTTTTCCAAGTTCAATATATTCTTGCTCATCGGCATCACTATTGTGAGTTAATTCTAAACATTGGTTGTAATACTTCCAATATAGAATCAATATTTCTTCTTGCATTTTCAAATCTAAACTCATTCCTTATAACCTCCATCATTGTTGTAAAATTCCACGATTTCTTCCTCTATTCCTAAAATTTCTTTGATTACAATAGTATAAGGGAATGAGCATAATTTTGGAGATTCTCCAAGTAACTGCTTAATAATAGTTTGAGATTGAACTTGGAATGTATCAGCTAACTTTCCAATATACTCCTGTCTTTTTAATAGTTCTAATACTATTTCTTTTTTTAATCTGACTTTTTGCATAACTTTAAAATATATGTTTGTTTTGTTTTTCTGTTGGTATAGACTCCACTTCTTTTCATTGCACCACTAATAGAGCCCGTTGTAGTGGTTAATAATCTTGCTGCTTTACCTATGCTTACTTTACTTGCAATTGGTTCTTTGGTCGCACTAAAAATGTCAATTAATGTAGGTGCGAAATTCATCTCGTATCTTTCAAGTGGTGTCATATAAATTTTTTCTCCATTAGTATTGTTGCAACTTCGTTAAACTTTGACTCAAACTCTTCTTGAGTGCCGACTTCATTGCAAGTTAAAGCAATGCTTGTGTAATTTACAGCTATTGATTCGCTACCATTAGCAAAACAAATCTGCATTGCATCTCTTTCATTTATTATTTTGTAATAGTAACAAATGTTCTTACGATAGGCAGGTAATTCAATATCGTGCGTTTCTTCTACTGTTTTTGAGATTGTGATTTTCATTGTTTTTTTATTTTTTAGTCGTGAGTGATTAATAATACTACATAACACATTAAAAACATAGCTAAACAAATTAATGCTCCTAAAATAATTTCTAAAATTTCATTGTTATCTTTCATTTTCGTTGGTTATTATTTCGGTTGTGTAAAATGGCATCTCCATAGAATGATAGACTCTCTTAGTGTCTTTGATTAGGTCGTTGTAATGCTCTTCTGCCTCGTGATGACTTACTCTTGTTTGACCTTCTAAATTGCAACCATACTCACTTAAAATGGCATAGCCTAATTCTGCTTTGAAAATTGCAATTGTGATTAGATGTTCTTTTGAAAACATCTGGGTAAATGTTAATGATTTGATTTTTTCCATTTTATTTGTGAAGTGTAGGATGCTTCGCCCCTTTTAGTTATAATTCTTTTTTAGTCATTATGTAACCAATAGGAAACTTTTTCTTACATTCACTTCCTATTCCCATTACCCAAGAATCTGAATATTTGTTTTTATCTGATGATGGATATGCATCAAGACCATAAATAGAATTTATAAAATATTTTGGGTTGGTTATTGCTTTTCCACAGCAAGGGCAATGGTCTAAATTTTCATCGTATGCTTTTTCTTGATTTCTGTTAAACATTGCATCATTAGATATTGTTGGAATAGAAATGATGTTTGCAGGTTCTTTTTTGTTTTCCATTTTGTTATCTTTTTACGACCCAACAAAGATATTTTTCTTTATTACAAAAACAAATAAAAAAATTATTTATTTTGTAAGTAGTTGGCTCTTAGCTTTCTTATTTTTTAAATTCTGCAAATCTCAAACCTAATTCAAAATAATAAGATTTATCAGGTACAAATCCATCTTCAAATAATTGTATTATAATAAATTTATTTCCATCATAAATTGATAATTTATAATTAAAACCTTCTTGTTTACAAAATTTTTCAAGTGGGGTGCTAAATTCTAATACTAACTTTTCCATAATTTTTATTTGCAGTGTAGGATACTGCACCCCTTTTTAGTTTTAGTTAATTGAATTTTGAACTAAATTAGCATTTTTCATCACACTTTTTCCTTCATAAACTTCAATTGTTTGTTCAATTGTTTTTAGTGCTTTTACTAAACTATCCCAATCTATTAAATTGTCGTAAGTATGGAAATCTGCACAAGTATTATTTTTTAATACTGAAATTGATTTTTGGGCATTTTTTAATGCGGTTAATGTTTTCATAATTTTGGTTTTTTTAGTTTTTGTTTCTTTTTGACCCTTCAAAGATAATAATAGGTATTAATAAAACTAATAATTTTTTTATTTATTTTATAAGTGTTTGATTTTAAACATATTTATTTTTTAAGAGGACACAAAAAAACCCAAATAAATCAATATTTGGGTGTTTTTAAATTTGCAAATTATCTTAAATAACTATTTATTTTTTACTGATCTCATATTGGTGCATAAAGTTTCCAAGTTTGTCTACTAATTCTTCATTTAACCATTCACTTGAGTTTGAATAGAAGAGTAAACAATGAATTAACTCGTGGTAGAAGGTAGCTTGTATTATCTCATCTTTATAACTGGTCCACCCTTTTTCAGTTTTATATTTCTTTGCAAGTATTATCTTATTTTCAAAACTACAATACATACCATAACACTTATTCTTGTGGCAATACAAGTCATCATAAATTACTTCTATTACTTGTCCTAATATTTGAAACTTATTTGGTATCATAATTCCATTAATTCATTAATTGCCGTTCTCCCATCTATTATAACACCACAACCGATTGCAGGTTTCTTGCCATATTTAGCATATGAGAAAGCAATATTTTTATGGTCAATGCCACAACCGACTTGCTGACCGAAAATCTTAAAGTTTGCACCTACAAAATACTCGGTGTATGCTTGAGTGTGTAGATGACCTTGTACGGTTGACATCATATCGGCTTTACATTTAACTCTTGCTGTTCCTCCTTCTCCGTGCAAGTATTGAACACCATCAATAACGTGTCTATCTACAAAAGTCCAAGTCGGTACTTCTAACACATCCTTATAGTCTCTAATCCACTTTTGTGATATGCCACCCGTTTGTGCTTTTCGCATTATTAAGCGGTCGTGGTTACCAATTATTACCGTAGCATTTGGAAAATAGTCGTGCCATTTTTTTAGTTTTCTAATAGTAAACTCAAGTTCATCTTTTCCTCCAATTGCTTCGGGAATTGTCTCGTGGTATGAGGCAAAATGATTGTCGGCTATATCACCGATAAAAACCACATCGGTGCATTTATATTTATTATAAATCTCTTTGCAAAATTCAAAGTAACCATCAAGACAAAACGGCTCGTGTAAGTCACCAATTACCAACACTCTTTTTTGATTATTCTCAATTCTTTTTTTCTTGATAGAATCGTATTCTTCTTGTGTTATTCTTGGTCTCATTTTCATAGCTATTTCATATTAAATAAATTCTTTAAATAATCTAAAGTCTCATCTGGTTTTGTGATGTCTTTAATCTCCAAGAAATTTAGTCTATTATTTATTTGTTGCTTTGCATCTTCTACTGATCTTGCACGAACAATGGTGTACATCTTGCGACCATTAAACTCATAAAATATTTTGTAGTCTTTCATAATGAATTGTATTTAATACGTTATCGGGTATAATTTGACCTAATGAATGCTATATCATACCTCATTGGGTATAATGCTTTCAGATAGTTCTAAAATATGGTTATCTATCACAACTTCAGGATATGTAATACCAACTAATAATGATTTAAATGCAGTAAAGAAATCTTCAATCCCTGCTTCATCACTTAACTCAATTGTATGCTTATTTCCATAAGCAGTTACACTTAAAATTATTTTATCCATTATTCATTATTTTATGAAAGTAAGCAATTAAAAAATAAATCAATATTATCAATGGTAAGATATACCAATAGTCTGCTCCTAATTGTTTATACCAACTTAATTTAGGGTAGTCAACTGGAACTTTTACAAATATTTTTTTATAGTAAATAAATGTATCCTCTTTGCACTTGCCTTCTATGTATATTTTCCCAAATTTCTTAACATAAACTATTTCTAATTTATCTTTAGTAATAAATACTGAATCAATAGTATCATTAAATATCGTATCGGTTCGTATCGTTTCGGTTCTAATCGTATCGTGAATGGTTACAACTACATTAACTGTATCTTTTGAGCAAAACTTCTTTATTGCTTGGTTCTTGGTATAGCAAGAAGATAGTAATAAGATGAGGATTAAATATTTCATTTTCTTTTCTTTTTTAAGTCTTGTTCTTTTTTTAAATCAATTGCTTTTTGTTTTTCTTTAGCTATGATTATTGCAACTATTCTTGCTCTTTCAATGTCAACCGAATCCACTTATTTTATAACAAGAATTTGTTTTCTATTACCACTCTTTTTTAATGAGATGTGCAGCCAGGTATAGTCATATTCATTTATCAATTGGTCATATTCCAAACCACTTAATTTTATGAAATCAAATATCTTTTTATTTTCTAATTTTGGACCGGCGGTAATATCAATTGAATTTCCTAAAACGTGACCACTTGTCTTACTTCCTCTGACTTCCTTATTCAATTCTTTGCACCGATAAAAACTGTTTATTATTATTGGTTTATCATACCACTCTCTAATCGGCTCAAATAAGTTTTCGGCAACATATTTCATAGCATCAAGTTCAAGTTTATTAGGCTCATTCTTTATGCCTTTATCAATTGCTTTTTGACTAAATATTGACTCTTGTAAAGTTATGTGTTTACTTATTATTTCCATTGTTCACTTATTAGTTTACTTTTGAATTAATCTTTGTCATATACCCACCAATTCCAATCAACGCACTCAATATTAATTTTGGGTATTCTTTTTGTATATTAAAAGTAACCCAATCAATAGTTACCCAAGCATTCGCAATAGCCACCACGAATCCAATTAATGTGCTTAATCTACTTTCCCAATTTTTTTTTAGCATCCCAATTTTTTATAAATTTTATGATAGACAAAATTGAAAATATAAATGCACTCAATCCTGCTAATGCTTGAATTAATGGGAGTAAAGCACTTGCGTAAGCAGTTATAACTCCACCCCATACAAATACGTTTTCAATAAATAAAGTAGTATTCTTATTCATTAAATTAATCCAAGTTTAGCCTTAATTTTTTCATCCATTGTTTGATACACACTCCAATCATCTAACTCTTCAGGTGTCATATACCCAACCGATGCTTCTACAATTAAATCATTGTAATATAGTATGTAGTTAAAAGGAAAGTTTACCTCATCAAATGGCATAATTTCATAAGATAAAATATTTACCAATCCTAAACTTAAATATTCTTGTAATGTAATAGTTATAGTTCTCATATTCCTAAAGCAGTATAAGTATTTAAAATATATGTTCTTAATAACTGATTATCAAAATTGTTATTTCCGTGACCACTTACGAGATGTCCTGTTGTAGCATCAAGATTAGCAGTAGAGGTATTACCTAAAATAGCCAACTCACCAATTTCTTGACTTAATATTGTTGATGTTGGTGCTATTGTAAATGAAGTAGAAGTCGTGTTTATAATTACACGAACAGTATTTGCAGTTCTTGTACCACATAGCCAATTGCGAGCAGAGGTTGTAATACCACTTGCAATTGCTGTTGTAGCAGTATGGTTCATATTTATAGTAATTTGACCACTTGTATTTTTAAATATAGAAGCATTTCTTGTAGAAGTTCCCGAACCTTGACCCATCATACTTGAATTAGATGAATTAGTAGCAACCACTCCATAAATAAATTGAGAACAATTAAATCTATCAGCAGACCATTTCGGTGCAGTTGCGGGGTTATAGCCAAATGTTAAATATCCACCTGTACCAACTGATGTTCCATTTGAAATAAATCCCGAATTATTATTCCAATTTATTCTTGATGAATTAACTTCAACTGCATCATAAGAACTATTTATTAAGTTAATTTTTGCAGCAGTTCTATCATTAGTTCCTACAAATAAATGGAATTTATCAAGACAATCAAAGATGCCTGATGACACCATTGGTTTGATAAGATTATTATCAATGATGGTTAGTACTCCACTATCAATAGTTCCTCCTGCAGCCACAATTCTTGATTGCCAAGATAAAGCCTGACTACTCAAACCTGTAGCAGTTATGTTATTAAAAGTAGTTCCGATTCCTATGCCTAAAGCCATAATTAGTTATAGCAAATAATCGTTCCACTTGTTAAAGTAACTGCATTAAATACCGAGCCATTTCCTGCCGATAAATATGCTCCTGCTTTGATTGTAACTCCCGTAAGGTTTTTTGATGTCATTACATTTACACTATCTATTTGCAATGCACTAAAAACTGCATCTGAATTAACTACAATTGATGTGTATGTCTTACCTGTAAATGCTGAAGTTGTGCTTATAACTTCAAAACTTTGTGACCCTACTATTTGCTCTAATGCTGTTGCCATATTTGTATTTTATTTATTTAATAATATATTTTTTTATTCTTTTATTTTAAAGGAACTTGACATCTATTTCTATCTTGCATCAATTGGAAGTTTAGAGTCATTGTCCAACCATTTACAATGTCAGGCATTGCTTCACGAATTGGAATTAATGGAGTTGTAGTTTCTAAAATGAAGTAATCTTGATATGCATAAGATGTCAAAATTGAATAGATGTCTTGAGCAATACTTAACGTATCAGATAACACATCTTTCTCGTTATTATTATCTGTTTTAACGATGTCTAACACCTTTAATTCAATTGTTAGGTATAAACTATTAGAATCAATATTTGAATCCTTTACATCGGTCCAAACAAGAGGATATCTTTCTTGCTCACTTGCACTTATTTCGGCATCTTCTCCAAAATTATAATAGTTAACTTGTCCGTGTGAATTAGAAATAGTTTCTATTAAATTTAAAACTTGATTGAGTGTGTAAAATTCCATTTTTTTATCTTAAAATATTAGCACCAATGACATCTTTTTTCACTTGGTTGAATTTTTATACCTTGAAAATTATACTGACCTTGACAACCATTACCATCTCCTAAAACTAATCCACTATTATAGTTATTTTGTTTAGCGAAAATAGTATCTACGTTGGTATTTATTTGGTTCAAGTATAAAGGATAAGATACAGAGTTAGCAAGTAGGTAATTTGTCATTCTTTGAGCATAAACTTGAGCCTTATTCCTTGCATCATCCATCAATCTTTCTATGTCTTGCATTGATGCTGGTTGCATATTGTCTGCGTTCTGAACTCCTACGGCTTTATTAAAGTATTTATAGTTCATAGCCATCGGTAATTCCATACGACAATACCATACCATTACATCGGTGATATAATCGTTCAGTAAAGTAGTGTTTAATTGCGTTAAAGTGGATGTTCTTATTTGCTCAATAACTTGGTTATACAATTGAGTTCCCATTATCGGCAATACATAATACTTTTGAACATCCATAATGGTAGGCTTTACCACTTTCATATCCACGTTATCTTGTAAAACTGACCTATCTTTTAAGGTTTGCTCACTTAGGAATAAAACTTCTGCTGCCATATCTTATTTATTTAATTTTTTTTACAATTGACTGAACCCATATGTGTCTACAATATGGCAAATTTACGTTTTTCAACGGGTCGTGATACCATCCTCCTCTTCTTGTAAATGCATCATAGTTCGGTATGCCATACAAGTCACCCAAATCTCTTCCAATGTTTATGATATCTTCTCTTGAAAAGTATCTTTCATTCTGCATCATAGCTGAACAAAACTCTCTGCTACTATCTCCAATTAGATCAGGTGCCGTATCTCTTAATGCATACTTGTATCTTATAAGTAATTCATCGAAAGATGGCAGTTTTGTTGCATCTCCTTTAGTGGTTACATTCAATACTCCTTTATTATCTAAAATTAATTTTTCACCTACCAAAGTTTCAATCAATCCTTCCACATTATCCATACTAATCTTTAATATTTTGGCAATATTTTCTTTAGTAATATTTGGATTCTTTTTAATTAAATCTAATAGACCTTTTTCACCATCGGTCATTGCGAAATCTTGACTTGAAAGCATAGTTTTTTTACGTTTTAAAGTAACAAAATTCTCTGCTGGTTCCCCATATTTCATAAATACTTCCAAGTCCAAGTTATCTTGAGCTGAAGTAAAATCGTGGTTGCACATTCTATCACTATTAAATCCCGCAGGTGCGGCAGAATCTGCACTTGGTGTTATTGTATCTCCTCCTTCTAATCCTTGTTTGCCTATGATTGCTCTTACCTCATTTGGTGTTAACTGATTTAATACTTTAGTAGCTACCAAAGGACTTAATGCACCTAATGAATCGGCTACCGTAGATGTCACATTTTTGATTTCTAATGGTTTTCTTCCTACTATATCTCTCATTTCATCTTTAGTTAAAATACTCATTAAAGTAGCTTCACTAAAGTTTGGCATAATAGGTTCTAAAGGTTTAATTTCTAACTTGCCTTTTATCGGTGCAAATAAATTATAAATGTTTGTTTGTACTTTTTGTTTTGGTGATATATAAGTTGCCGAGAATATGTTGTAAGCATCTATCATTTCATCTCTTCCACCAAGTTGACCTGCTACTCTCACACCGAATATCATTGGTGAGGTAATTTTATGTCCAACAAAAATTTCTTGTTGAATAGTTTCATTCAATGCCTCATATTTTTGTGCAAAATCACCAGCATTTAAGTCTTCAATTCTTGCTGCTCTTGCGGGGTCATCTACGAAATCAATAACAATAGAACCTGCACTATCGGTAGAGGTAAATTTATTCTTTAATTTACGTTCGGTAACCTTCATTTCATCATCGGAAGGGACACCGTTCATAAACGTAATAAATTTACTTCCTTTAAATCCATTTTGTATTTCTGCACGATGGAAATTTGCTATTTCAGCATCGGTAATAATAGCTGGAACAGCTCCAATATATTCAGGTAATGTGTATGTATTTAAATTTGGTCTATAAGACTTGTAATAGTAAATAGACTCAGCTTGTTTTTTTGCATTAGGGTCAAAAGGAGGATAAGTTTTATCTATAAATGGATTGTGTTTTTCTTGACCATTTTCATCCATCCATTCATTGCTTGAATAGAATTCTGTATTATCATAATTACTTCTTATTTTGCAATAGTCAACGTGGTAAATATCATAACCTTTTCCTCCTTTTCTTCCAACTACTTTTAAATAGCATCCTCCAAATAATTCACAATCTAAATTTGTCTTAGATAATAAATCATTTAAGGTCTCATACGGATTAGGATTATCAATAAAACCTTGCAAAGATATTATATCTTTCCCTTCCATATTTGTCTGATCAAATACAAACCCTTGACCATTTATATAAAGCTGTTTTGAGGTTATAATAGCATTATGTTTTGCACTTCTATTGAAGAGAGTAACTAAATACTCAGGGTAGTTATTTGTCTCACCATACTTAATGAAATCTTTTCCTTTTGTTTCAACAAACATCGGGACTTTATCATTTGAGAAACCTAATTTTATAATTGAATCTTTATACATATTTATGGTTGGTATACTATTAATGTGTTATCTACTGAATCATAAGTTATGTCGGTATTATTTGCAAATACTACATAAACTAATCCATCTTCTACTTCTTTTGTTATAAAAGGAACTGCCGCTTGTGCATTAGCAAGTCCACTTGTGTTTGCTAAACTTGTTTGATAAACTTTGTAATCATAATATCCTTGAGAACCAAGTGTGACTTCTCCATTTAAAGTGTTAGCACTTGCCTTTTCAATTATTGTAAACTTGTTGAATCTATCTTTGTATGCACTTATGTCCGTTCCTATAAAATAATAACTAACAAGTGTTTGTTGACTCACAAATTTAAACAAATAAATCGGATTAGAAATAGTAGTATTTTCTTTTAAGGTTACTATTATATTATTTGTTGCCGATTTGTTAAACTTTATCATATCTAATAATATATTAATTGTTATTTTTATATGCATAAAAAAACCCACTCATAAAGAGTAGGTCTTTTATATGAAAACAATGAAAAGAAATTTAAACTATAATAGTTGCTAACAATGATGCTAATGCTTCTTGTGAGAAGGCTTTTTCCTGACCCATAAAAGTCAAACTGTAGCCATTAAACTCATTCATATTTGCACCACTTGTAGCAGTTCCACCTGACACTTGCATACCATTTTCTTTACCAAAAATAAATGCTTGACCAGACTTCATTTCTACAATAATCACACATCTATTTTGTATCAATAATGATAATTTAGCAGATGTGGCTTGTTGCATCTTTAAGAAGTTTGCGGTGATAGTTTGCTCATAAGCAACGGTACCGATTGCAGGGTCTGATTGTATTGCTACACTTGTCATATTAGCACCACGAGGTTCTAACTCATATTTATAAAAACGAGTGCCTGTTGCTTTAGTGATTGCCGAAACAATTCCACTTGAATTTTCAGCATATGATGTTACATTAGCCAACTCGGTAATGTATAGATTTTTTATTCCGCCGACCGTGTCTTTACAGTCTAAAGCATAATTTGATACGATTGCACAAGGCATTTTGATTAGGGGTTTAAAAAAGGTAGTAACTTTATGCTACTACCTTTTTGGTTAATTATATTGTGAATTTAACAATCTCAGCTACTTGAGAAACTTGAACACCAAACTTGTATTCCATTTTGAATCTTACCAAGTCAAAGTCTTCTGAGTACCAGAATTTAAAGGACTCTTCTTCGTTCTGAAGGTCAACTCCCATAAACATATTAGCATCTTGTAAAGCATAAATTACGTTTACGTTGTTCAAACCTGGACAAGAAACTACTTTTACATTTGTTCCGTGGATAAACATTTCGCCTAATGCATTGTCAACCGCTGTATAGTTAAATAAATTTGCGTTAGTTAATGCGATTTGATACATTCTAAAAATGTGAGTTCCAACGTTTACTTTTAAATCTGTTTTGTCTAATAAAGCTATTGGAATTGCTTTGTAAACACCTTGCATAATTGAAATAATGTTTGCTTCAGTGATTGCTGTAACTACAGCACTTACATAAGCAGTTGCATTAGCTTGAATAGGACCAGTTGCGGCATTGATAATTTTTACCAAACCATCAAATTTGTTTAAGTTAGGATTACCACTTGCTGTATCTCCTGTCCAAATAGCTACTTCTAATTGTTCAGAATTTGTACCTGTAACGGTATTTACAAAGGCTTGGTCAATACCACCAGGTAAAGCACTATAATTAGAACCTGGAGATAATAATAATTGAGTGTATTTTGCTTCAAGGTCTTTGATACAGAATTCTTTGTTAACTTTGATTTTACCAATGGTCAAAGTTCTACCACTAATTGTTGTGTTTCCACTTGCTGAAAATCCACAAGTTGAACCATCTTGCCAAAATAAAGTGTCCGATAAAGTTGGAACTTCTATTGAAGATTTTACTCCAGTTAAAGGAGTCATTCTTGAAGCTGTTTTTGCTTCAAACATTGCCTTTGTAATCAAAACATTTTCGTTCGGATTGGTATAGGCTGCTAAACTTGATACTACGAATGCCATAATTTTTTTTTATTTATTTTTTTTTAATTTATATGTTACTATTTTTCCATTCAGCAATTCTATCTGCGGCTGATTGTTTTGTTTTTGCTTTTTTAAATGTTGAGTTCTTAGGTGCTTCAACTTCTACGATTGGTTCTTCAGCAATTGTCTCAACTATTTCTTTTATTTCATTGAATTTTGAATCTACATTTTGACTTGCTAATTCTACTGCACTAAACATCTCCGACATTTTAGTTTCCATTTCAGCAATTTTCTTTTCACAAGATGCCATTCTCTCTTCATAAGCACTCATATCATTAGGTGCTGCCATTTCTTCTTCTACTTCTTCTGATTTTGGTTCTATCATTGTTACCAAACCTCCTACTGTAGTTACTAAAGTACCATCACTTAATTCGTGAGTAGCATCGGGAGCAGGTGTAGTGTTACCATCGGTATCAATTACCATAATTGCTGAACCTTCACCCAATTCACCTTCCCATTGTATAAGTGTGCCATCGGCTAATTTTGCATCATTAAAATTTTCATTTTGAAACAATGCTTTTATCTTTGCGAACGCATTAAATTTTGTCATTTTTGTTTATTTATTTGCTTAATAATATACATAATTTATTTTTTTGTTTTAATTGTCAATTATTATAATTATTAAAAAATTTATGAATTTTATTATTCTTATTTTCAATCACTTATAAAATAAATAAAATTATTTTGAAAATAGTTTTGCGAATATCAAAAGTATTTTTACATTTGTGAGGTCAAAAAGACATAACAATTATGAGAAACAAGATAAAAGAAATCAAAAAATTAAGCCCACTACATAGAGAATATTTAATCTATAAAATCTATATGAGTGCTTTCGTAATAGCAATATTATTAATGGTCATTAACAATTTAATCAAATAAACAAAATGGAAAACGTAAAATTAAATTTAAGTTCAGTAAAAGTAGGAAACTACAGATTTGAAATCTATGAAGAGGCTCTACAAGTAGGAGGAGGTATTATTATGAAGTATTTTGCAAAAAAGTTTCTTTTAACTCCTAAAGGTAAGTATCAAAAAGAAAAGTGTTTGTTCTTTTATGCTTTTAGAGATGAATCAGTAAGAGATGAGAAAGTGAGCAAAAATATTGACAATATCACTGCCAATTTAATTACTCTTGAGAATGAGAAGGCTCAAAAAAAAGAGGCTCAAAAAAACCTTGTTAATCCTTTTAAAGTAGGTTCTTTGTTTTATGATTCGTGGGGTTATGACCAAACTAATATTGATTTCTTCCAAGTAGTTGAAGTTAAACCAAAGTCAGTAGTATTGAGAAAGATTGGTCAAATATTCCACAAGAGTGCAGGTTTTATGTGTGAATATGTTCTTGCTGATGTTGACAATTTCATAGGAGAGCCTTTCGCAAGACCATTGAGAGTTAGTAGAGATGGAAAGTCAATTGGAGTGAATGCGGAGATGTCAAGAAGAGGGTTGTTGTTTGAATATCACGGTCAGCCTAAGTATCAATCACATTATGCATAATACGAGCAGAGGCGGGAAAAGAATTGGTTCAGGCAGAAAATCTGGACCAATCACAAAGACAATCTCATTCCGAATCACTGAAGAGTTGTACTTTGAAACAAAAAATAAAAATATAATTGATTTAAACAAAAAATTTGTTCAATGGGTAAAAAACTTAAAATAACAAAAGAATTTTATAATAAATGTCATTATGTATATTATTATCAATAAAAATACATATATTGTAAACCTAATAAATAATTTAAAAAATGGATATAATAATAGATAATAAACCAGTTGAGATTGAATCTTATGAAAAGGTTCTTACTGAATTAATTAATGGTAGACCACCAGTCAATGAGAATGAAAGAGAAATAGTTGCTGAATTAGAGCAAATGAAAAAGGAAAATTTTATTCCTTATATTCCTTCTAACCTTTAGACTTATTTAAAAACTTTTTATAAGCGGTAGGATTATAAATAGTTTCTTTACCATTAGCTTTACTATATATTAATTTTGGAGTAGTTCCATTATTATCATATAAATGTAATTCATTAAATACATTATTTTTAGATAGCTTAGGGAATATAGTGGATATTTCTCTATGCATATCTTTAATATATTTAGGAGGTATGTGTCTTCCAGTATCAGCTGCTCTTTGTTTTGCTCTATCTAAAGATGTTTTAACATCTGTAGTTACATAATGAGCAATTACATTTTTACCCGCATCTCTTTGCATTTTAACTTTGTCTGCCACACTTTGATAACTACCATCTCCAACCGCATCAATAACCGCATCAAATTTATTATTTGCTGCATTTTTAACTATATCTTTTGAAAGTTTAGAACTTTCCTCGTGTACTTTTGATGCTGCTTTAAAATTTTTACTCTCAAGCATTTTATTATATTCTGGCAATTCTTTTTTTATTCCATCTGGGTCAATTTTAAGAATACCACTTGGATATGTAACTAATCCAGATGACTCTAAAGAACTTTTGCCTGTTGCCGGCGCTCCTCCTAAAAAATAACTTGTTCCTAAATTAGTTGAACCTTTTGACATTTCTTTATCAATTATTTCTTTTTGAAATGCTACTCTCTCTTCATTAAAATTACCATCTTTATCTGAATATAATTTTAAGGTGTCAATTTCTGGACTTGATAATAATTTATCTACATTTGCTTGTGCTTCTTTCTGATATTTGGCAGTTATTTCTTGAGGAGATTGTCTCCCTATTTTACCAATATTATTTTTTTCAGAGTCACTTCCTCCTTCTTTAGTTCTACCACTTCCTGGACCTCCAAATCTTACAAATCTTATTAATTCTATTGCTTGTTCTCTTTTCATTAATTATCAATTTGTTTAACTATATCAATCATTTGTTCAATTAAATCTTTTGGTTTCTCATCTATCTTTTCGGTCTTAAAAACACCTTCAACCGAGAACCCTTTAAACTCACCTGTCTTGATAAAATTATTCCAAATATCTTCGTTATCTACTTTATAACTACCGAACCAACTACCATCAGTTAAGTTAAATCCTTTTGGAGAATTGATATCTCTTGAACTATCAATGATGAAATTTTCAATCATATAAACACCATCCAACATTTTGGATGAATCGTGCATCATATTTACCTCTTTATCCTTTGAATGCTTGAAGAATTTATTTCTTAGGTTGTATATATCCACCGCAGTAAAAACTCCGTAATACTCGCCACTTTCATCTCTTCTATAAATTGGTAAATCGGCAACCATCAAAGCACCACTAATAACTTTTTTTTCTTTGTCGGCAACAAATGATATAAACTTATTTTTTTTATCAATTTGCTCAAGTTTTCTTGTTGCCCATTCAACACCTGCATCTCCTCCCCAAGCTAACCACATCAAACGACCACAACCATCTCCTAATTTCTTATCACTATTTTGTCTATGTCTTTCAAAGGCACTCATTCTCGCTATGGTTTCACGAGTTATCGGTTCTCCTTTTGCTAATTGATTAGCCCGTTGTTTTCCAACACTTGTACCGCAATCTCCCCATCCATTTTTCTCGGCATAATCCAAAGCAGTTTGTGCATTTTCACTCGCTTGTTTTGGGTAGTCATCATAGCTTTCAAAGTCTTGCTTATTAAATGTTTGCCAATTTAATTCAATAGCAGGATTATCTACTAATGCCATTGCCTCTAATTGACATTCATCTTCTTCTCCAACTACAAATCTATAAATAGGTAATTTGTCCATAAGTAATAATATATTTATTTTATTTTATTGTAGCTTTTCTTAGTATACCTTTTACTTTATCTTGGGTGTTAGTAATGTCGGTTTCAACTACTATCACTTTTCCCGTAGTGTTTATATTATTTATGTCAATTGGTTTATTTTGATTTAACATAGCACCACTTAATGACTGAGGAATTCTTGGTATTGTTTGAGACATTGTAGGAAGATTACCTCCTCCTCCTCCACTTTGATTTGGAATAGGTGTATCAATAATTCCTTTAACCGCAGCAAGTCCCGCCAAACCGATTGCAATTGATGAGGCAATAGCTAAAGGTGTGTTTGCTGCATTGGCGGCTAAAGTCTTTGCTATTGCGGTGTAGGTAGATATAGTTGCTGCAGCTATGGATAACACTTTACCTTCAACGGTATTCTTTCCAACCAAATCACTTATAACATTTAATGAGTTTGCATAAGAATCCAATAATTGCAATTTTGCATCTTTCTCTTTTCTTGCTATTTCTATTTTTGCATCACTTACTTGCTTCTCGGTTAAAAGATGTTTCTCCCCTAACTCATCTAATGCTTTATACCTTTCCTCTGTGCTTTCTAACTCATCTTTTGCTATTGCTTTTAAATCTTCAATATGAGATGCCTTTTGTTCGGCAGTTGCTAAGTCTATACTATCTTGTCTTCTCTTCTCTCTATCTTTTACAAATTTGTCTTTATCTATTTCAAGTTTTTCAATACTTCTATTATAGTCTCCTTGAGTTATTACTTTATTTTTTAGATCAGTATCTAATATCTTTTTTTCAATTTTTTGTTGAGCCTCTAATTCGGCTACAGTCCTCGTACCTTTTGCTTTTAATTGGTCAAGTTCAAATACTAATTCAGATTTCTTTTCCGCTTGTATTTTTAAATTTTTTTGCTTCTCTAACTCTTTTAAATCTTTATTATGACCAGCAATTAAAACCTTCTCCTCTTGTCTTAATTTCTCAAGTTCATCTTTGTTATCTACTGCAGCTTTTTGTTTTAATCTATTTAGTTCTAATTCGTGCTTATAAGTTTTTTGACCACTTGCTCTTTCTATTTCTAATTCCTTTTCTCTTTGCTTGATTAATCGGTCTAACTTTTCTGCTGCTGCTGCTTCTTCATTTGCTTTTATTCCTGCTTCTGCACCCTTCTTATAATTGCCTACTATATTATAACCATTTTTTATTTCTTCTAATGCACCTTTAAAATCACCTTGTATTAATTTACTAAATGTTTTGAATGGCATAAGTATAGCATTCTTAATAACTTCACCTGCACCATAAGCTACTTCACGAAGTTTATCAAATATTTTACCCATATCATTAAAGATAGGGAATGAATTTTTAACTACTTTTGATATTGCTTCCCAATTTGCATAAAGTAATCCTGCTGCTACAACTATCAAACCTATTCCCGTAGCACCTATTCCTGCTTTGATTCCTTTTAATGCATCTCCTGCAACATTCTTTAAGTTCTTCCAAGCATCTCCCATTCCCATCAATCCATTCAAACCTGTAGCTAAAGCAATTGCACCTTGAGTCTTTGCCATTACTTTATTCAAGTCTTCACTTTCACTTCCCATTAATGCCATTGCACCTTGCATAGCCGCAAAACCATTTGCCGCAATACCAACTGTATCGGCTAATGCTTGAAACTTTTTCTCGGGATGAAAAGCATTAATAGTATCTTTTGTATCACTTATTTTATCTCGTAATTCTCCTGCTCTTTTTGCCGCGTTAACGAATGCCTCACTACCTTCTTCAAGAGTCATCAATTCATTTGTTACTTGTCGTAATTCTGACTTTAAACTCTTAACCGATGCTACCGCAGAAGTTGCTTTTACTTCAACATCTACTACTACTTTTTCTGTTGCCATTTATTTATAATATTATTGGGTGTAATCTGTATTGTAATTCTATTAACATTTGACTGTTACCTGCTGCTCCTAAATTTCCTGCTGAATGTATCTCTAATGCTAATTCTTTAAAAGGTAAATTATTAATATTTACACCTCTTTGTTTTGTCGCAGTTGTAACGTGAGTAATTCCGTTATCAAAATCTAATATGTGAGTACCATCTCCATTAAATTGCAAATGTAATTTATGGTTATTGTAAGCAGTCTTTGGTGTGGTTGTTCCAAAGAATACAGTAATATAAGCATCATATACTTCGGTCCAAAACCCTTCTATTGATGCTAATAATTGAACAGGAGTTGTATGTAAGTTACGAAGTTCTGCAATCGTTAGAACTCTTGAAAGAAGTAATGGTTGGTCAATATTATTTATTACTGTTTCACCATCTCTCACACTTTTATAATTTGATGTGCCTATATAAGTTGTATTATTATTATTTAATTGATTATTCGCCCCACCAAAAACATTTATTAAGTCTCCATTTACTAAATTATTATTTGAGTTAATTAAATTAGCTGATCCTTGTACTCTATTCTCAAGACCACTTACATTTAAGTCAACATCTTTTTCATATTCGTTTCCATTCGGGTCAACATTTCTAAAAAAAGTAAGTTCCCCATCTCCTCCATTCCAAGTTTGAACTCCTCCACTAAAAACAGGTGCTACGGCTAACTTTAAAAAAGTAAGTTTTGCTGGTTCCTCACTATTGGAATCAAAGTCTATTTCATAAAGCCTATAGTATTGTTTATCTATAAAATAATAATTTCTAAAAGATAATTTGTTTACTTCATTTTCACTTAATTTAGCATATAGAGTAACTGTCTTACTATCTTTATTTGTAATCTCTTGGAGTCCTTTTTTATGGTATAGATTAAAAAAATTATTGTCGGTATATGTTACACTTCTATTTGTTGTGTAAAATATTTCTTTTGGAGTATAATAGTTGACATCATAAGTTGGACTTGTTACACTATTTAAATGCCCGACATACGGATATCTATCAAAGTAATGATAAGTATTATCTGGGTCTTTTAAATGGAAGAAATTAGTTCCAAAACTATTACTTAAACCACCAGCATATAATAATCTCAACTTGCTTGTGCCATCGGTTCTATTACCACTTGAATCTCTAAAAACTATTTGAGAAAACACCACACCATCATTCTTAGATTTTATCAATGGAGTTGGTGCAAAGACTACACTTGTGGTGAATGTATCATTTACAAAATCATTTACTACACCAATTTTTGCACTTCCATATGGTTGGTTATATCTAAGTAAATAATCATTATTTGCGGCATCTTTATCTATTGCCATTTGATAATTATATTCTTTAAATCTTAACTCTGATAATGGTTTAATTTCTATAGGTCTTGACATATCCACTTTGCTTGTCAAGTCAACTATTTCTTCTAAATAGAATTGGTCTCTCGGTTCTATTATTAGTTTCTTTGGGTCAAGTGGATTAGGCTCAATATATAAGTTGAACAAGTTAATTACCGATACTAAAAAGTCACTTTGTTTTATATCACTTGGGAGGCAATTTGCAAGTAGCATAGTGTCACCAACAGCAATAGCTGAATCTATAACTCCATTAAAAAATGAACCCGATTTGAATATTACATTTACTGTACTTGCCGTAGCAAATCTTAATGTAAAATATTTAACTACTATCTCATCTCCTGCTTCACAATAAAACTCCGTAGTGAAATTACTTGTTCTAACCGATGGACTAATTAATGAGTTATCATAAGATTGTGTTACACTACTAAATACATTAGTACCATTTTTATGTATTTCGTAATTAAAGAAAACATTAGTTGAACATTGTGAAATTATACTACAAGCAAATTTATATTTTGCACTTTTTCGTGCAGTAAAAGTAAATGTAGTATTATCGTATCCAGGTGGAACGGTATCTTGAATAACATTATTAAAAGGAACTGATGCCGAACTACCAAATCCAAATGTAATAGGACTACTATCGGTTGTTCTATCTGCCTCAAATGTATTAGCCGTTACTTGTGCCTCACTTAATAATAATTTATTTTGAGTGCAAGGAACTACTAAATTATTATAATGCCCACTTGTTAAAAATGAAGATTGAATCCTATATCCCGCATCTTTAAATATTTGCTCAATTATTGTTCTTAAAAATATTTGTGGTTTCCAATTGGTAGTAAAGTATCCTCTTTGATTATTACTTAACCCCAAATCAATTAAACCATAATAATATCCTCTTGTGTGACTTGGTGACCAACTTGCCTCAATGTTTGTATAATTCCAAACGTGGTTGTAAGCACTTAAATTTAATTGACTTAATTTTTTATCTCCTAAGTCTTGGAAAAGGTTTGCCGTTTTACCAATGATTACTATTTCATATTCTATTTGGTAGTCATCTAATACATTTATATTTGTCAATTGAAGGTAACCATCAATCATTACGATATTGTTCTTATAAAGTATTGCATTAGCCTTTAAATTAGGGTTGAAGTCTGGTGCAAAATTATAAGTGTTGGTATTGTTTACCGACCTTGCTAAATTAAATATATTACTAAAGATGTCATTATTGTTATGGGTGCCAGGCAAAGTGATGGTCTTGGTGAAATCACTTTTTCTTTCAGCAATATTTTGGATGTCAATAATACTTTTATTAATTGGTAAAGCTACATTATCATACAAATCTAATTCATATTCAACTATGTTTGCTCCTGCAATTTGATTAATTACTAATCTATTTTGATTCATTATAAAGATTGTCTATATCGTGAGTATGTGTATTCTATATCAAAAGAAACATTAAACAACTTTCTATCATTCAAAAATTTCTTTGTCTCATAATTTTGATTAGATATATTTACTGAAACAAAATTAGTTGAACTGCGTTCAAGATAAATAATTGGTGATGTAGATAACTGCTCAAGTAATAAACTTTGCTCTTCAGTAATCCAATCTGATTGTATATTGATTGTATCATTTATTGTAGTGTTATAATTTGTTTTAAGCCTATCTGATTTCAAATAACTAATAGGTAATGGTGCTTTGAATTGTTTACGTTCAATGGTTTCACTTTGTCTTGAGTTTCTTATAAAATTAAATGACTCAAATGCACCTAATTTATTTAACCAATGTAAACGAATGGTTGAATAGTATGAACATTGTGGAGTATATGTAAAAGTTTTTGATGCTAATATTACATCAGCACTTGTTTTAACTTGAATTGTATAAGTTCCATTCGCTAAAGTCAAACCTGATGTATCAAGAATCCACTTACCTGCGTTAATATTAAATAGATGTTCTTTTGCGGGTAAAGTTATTGTTTGAGTATAAGTAGTTCCTGACAATAAAACAACTTTAGCTGCCACTCTATTAGGGTCAAAAAAAGTAAGTATTTTATTTTGACTTGTTTCAATATTTTCATTTACCGATGTGTTTGCATTTAGAAAACCAAAACCACTTACATTGCAATTCGCATATGAAGTAGGAGTGAAATCTTCAAAATCAAATATTCCGTTTGATGCAAATTTAAAACTATTTACACTTGGTGTCGTAGGGTCACTAACTAATACTGCACTCAAAGTTGGAACTCCTGCAATATCATATAGTTCACGACATTCAATATAATATTTTAAACGTGAATTAGTATTTGCCGCAACATAACTTGCTTGAGCATTTAAAAAGTCATAGCTAACATAGTTTTTAAGCACACTACCAATATCAAAAGTTAATGAACTACTTGAAGGTTGTGCAGGATATTTTAATCGTGCTAACAAAGTTGAAGTAGTAGTTTCTTTTATATCAATTATAAAGTTGAAATTTGGTTGAGCAGTATTAGTGCTTGTGATTGTATAAACCACTTGATTGAATGCCCCTATAAAAGCATTAGGAGATGTATTTATTGTGATTGCCATATTTAAAATTCTTGAACTATTTGAGCGGTTATTTTTCTTCCTATTTCTTTTGACATTGCTTGTGATAATATTCTTAATCTCTTTTTACCAACGGCTGGTTCTACATAATTTACCGCTTTGATTCCACTTAATTTTGTAGCTATTGCCATTCCTTTTGCTGCCTTCTCTATTGCATCGTAATTAGCTACCTTTTTTTTGTTTTTAGTATTGTATAGTCTTATTCTTTTTGTTGGAGTCTTCACACTCTTTAAACCCAGTTTAGATATATACTCTTTAAAACTATCTATCATTGAATCGGGAGTTCCTAAGTTCCTAAATTTGAATGGTGAGTTAGGTGCTTTAGCTTTATTTCTTAATCCTTGAACTCCTTTATCCAAATATTCCCAATGGTCTTGCATAGTAACTATTTGAATCTTTAAATTACCATTTGCATCAATCGGAAAAGGTTTTGGTGCAAGGTCAGCAATTAGTTTTCCCCTATCTCCTATTCTCGTTTTCTTTGACAAAATTTTTCGCATAATAAGAATACTTGCATTCGCCCACTCAACCATAATTTTCTCAGCACCACTTCCTAATTCTTTTTCAAAATTATCGGTAGATGAGCCATACTTACTTCCTATCTTAGTTCCTTGACCTTTTGCCATAGCCTTTTTTCTTCTTCGCTTTTATCCTTGTAAAATACAACCGTATTTAAAAACTCAATTATGTTCATATCAAAATAGAAGTCCCATTTACTCCTATCATTATTTGACATATTATTTATGACACTAATCCAACCCCACTTTTCTTCAAATGTTCTACCACTTTGCTGTTCTCGTTCGCTACCTTCACTGACTTCTTCACTTCCTCCTCCAAGTAAGTTTGGATATTGTCGGCTAATTCCTTGAAATATTTGCAAAAAAAAAGCATTATAGGATATGATTGTGTTATCTTCATATGCTTGTAAAACAAGTCGGCAATCTCTTTATGCTTATCTGGATTGTACTTTAGTTTTTTACCATACCAAGTTCTCTCCACACAAATACTCGCCATTATATTATGAATATTATTCACAATATCTTTCTCACTCTTACAAAAAGAAGTTGCATCTATGTATTGATTCGCACCCATTTTTTGAGTTTGCCATATACACTCAAACCTTCTCCATTTTACTCTAAACTTTAATTTTAGTTTAGTATCACTTGTTAGCTTTTCAATGTCATTGAACTCTTTTAATGCATTAGTGAGTTCCTCAATAGGCATAGACTCTATTTCATCAAATGTTTTGTTTGTTACAATAGCCAACATTTTAATGCTCTTATCCAAAATATCGGTTTCAAAATCAGATATAGTCTTGCATTGAATAAATTGTCCTATTGTTAAATTCTTTAGTTTCATTTTATAAATAATATATTTAAGTTGGTTATTTGTTAAACACGAATTGTGGCATATCTTCCTTGAGGTCTATTGTTTAATTTGTTTAATGCAAAATACCGAATAGCATCTAAACTATGATTTGAATGGTCTATTGGTTTTCCAGTCAATTTACCATCTCTATCTTTCTCCCATTGGTAAGACCTCAATTCTTTTATGGTATTAGTAGAGTTCTTAGTTATATTCATTTGATACCTTTTTAAGATATCTATGCCGATTTTAATTGAGTCTGGACCCTTTTGTGCTGACTGCATATTAAAGCCTTGTAACCGCAATTCTTGTATTGATTTTGGTTCGGCACTATCTGCCACAATATCATAAGGTCTTGTGATGTTTATTGACTTCATAAAGTTTCCGATGTCATTGTTTGTCATATTGGTTCGGTATAATAGTTCATCAATATAAAGTTCATTATCCATCTTATAAATTGCCATTAAAGTTGTTGGGTCGTTTGTAAACCCGAAATCCATTGAATAACCGAGTAATTTTGCATCGGTAGGTATTCCATCCACTTGCCTCCAATTATCAAACACAACACCCTCCAAACTTCCAATTTGACCCAATCCATATACTTTCCACCAGTTCGCCCAATATGATGAGGTCTCTGCTTTTTCTTTTGCCTTCTCTATTTCTTTGACCAATGCAATATCTAATGCCTCATTGTCTTTGTAGGTAAGGATTATATGCTCGGCATCCTTATCACTCATAAGTTCCGTATGCACCCAAAACTCACTACTTGGATTAAAGTCTAAGTAAATGAAGTTTTTTGTTCTTATAGCTAATTGATGGTATGCCTCAAAGTTTACATTGTTTGCCTCATTGATGAACAAAACATCTCTTCTTGCACCTCTTAACTTATTAGGCTGATCGGCACTAAAGAATTCAATGTAAGATTTATTTTTGAAGGTATATTTTAAAGTGGATTTATTAAATTGATTGTCATTATAGAATCCAATCCAATCCATTATTTTTAAAAAATCTTTTAATGCACCCCTGCGGATTTGTGGTATTGTCTCGGCTACTATGCTAATCTCACTATTTGGATTCTTGTATGCATAATCTATGAGCAACGGAATTATACTAAAGGTCTTTGAACTTGATGTCCCACCCTGCACAATTCTTATCCTTTTTTTTAAATTAGATATCTTTGTTTGAGCCGTAGTTTCTTTTAGCATAATGCGAATTGCTCATCGTGTAGACAAGCGGTTTTATTGACTTTCTTCATTTTTCTTGATGTTCAAATCAAGACCTTTAAAAATTTCTCTCTCACCCGATACTTCTACTTCTTGTTTTTCAATATATCCTCTCTTCTTTCCTTTAGTTTTTAAGTAGAATATTATTGAACTCGGATTCGGTGCATCTTTAATTTCTACTATGTCTCCTCTGTTTGTCACTACTTCGTGACTTGCTCCTTGCATCAATACATTTAATTGAGATTCTGCAAAATCAATAGCCATATCATTGATACCTTCTACTGCTTCTTTATAAGTCTCATCTTCTCTCATCCATAGGTAATGAGTAGTTCTATCTATGCCTACCATCTTTGCTGCAGTAGTAACAATTCCAAGACTTTTTTCAAGAGCCTCAATCATTGCTTTTTTTAGTGTTGAGTTTTGTTGTTTCATTATTTTAATTTATAAAGTATTGACCATTGAGTAGGTAGGTTTAAATTCTTGACAAATTCGTATCCAAGTTTATCAAAAAGTATATTCCATTCTTCTTCAGTTTTAATATTGATATGTCCCCATTCTTCATCACCATTTGTCTTGTTAGGTGTTGAACTAAATAATATATTTTTAGGTTTTATTTTCTTAAATAGTGCTTTAAGTTCTTTATCGGTCATATGCTCTGCAACTTCTATGAATACAAGCAAGTCAGTTGTAATAGGTTTTGGCAATACAATTAAGTGAGGTAAGTTTTCTGCCATATAATTACGATGTGCTTCAAAATACTCATAGCATACCACGTTAAATTCTTTGTTATAAAAAGAGTTTGAGTAAGCACCTACACCTGCTCCGTAATCTAATACTGATTCAAATGTTATCTCTTTTGCTATTGCATCAACTGTTGCATCACATAGGTTTATAAAATCGTTATTAAATGGACTTATTCCCATTTTAAGTTCTGCTTCTAAAAATTCTTTATCTGTTATCATTTCTTTCTATTTGCGTATAAATGTTTTGGTTTTTCTTCTATTACTTCTTCTTCTTGTTTTGGATTATCTAATTCATATTTGTTTACGAATCTCACCATATTCTTCATTGCTTGAATCATACACCCTTGACAATCTCCTGATCTAATTCCCGTTATTTCTTGACTATATTCTTTTATTCTTATGAGTTGATAATTAGTGCCACACCAACTACTCTCCTTGTCAAATATTTTGATGAGTTCAAGTATTGTGAATCTCTCGTCAACTAATGGAGTGCTTTGCATCTCCTCGTAAATTTCTTGGTATCTTCTCATTTTTAAAATTTAAATAATAATCTTTTTAGTAATATTGAACCATAAGCACCATAACCTGCATATGCAAAAGGTTCGGCATAAGTTTGCAAATTGAAAACATACGTTACCACACATACCCAAAAGGTAAGGCATACTATACAGTTAAATGGTTTAAAATCCATCCACTTTGGGACTTGAGTTAATGAAAAGAATGATACGAATACCATTGCTATTCCAATTGAAGTTAATATCATTTTTTTAATATTTGTTTGTATGTATTATATCTTAATTCTGCTATCTTATCAATTGACTGCACTTGAACATCCAAATATAATTGTTCGCTTAAATCTTCAATCATATTAGGGTTGCGAATTAGTTTAACCATATTTTTAAACCAATCGTGTTTGTTCTTTGCTTTAAGGCAATTCTTATCGGTTAGTAAAGTATTGTATGGATGCACATCACTTACTATTACTGCCTTCTTTTTGAATCCTGCTTCAAGTAATTTAAGATTGGATTTCATATTGTTGAATCTTGTGTTTTTCAAAGGTATTAGAGCCACGTTTATATTGTCATAAAAGTAAGCATAGTTATGAACATCGGTACTTGGAAAGATTTCAAAGTTTTTAGCACTTGCTTTACCTTTACACGACAAAACACCTAACATTGCCTCTGATTCCTCATCTCCTTTTGCGTATCCACCATATATCATCTTGAATTCATCCTTGTACCTATAATCCGTGTATAAGGCTAATAAGCTATCGTGCATTAGCATAATGTCATCAAAATGAGTTATACTACCACTCCAACCAAAAACTACCTTTAAATCGGATTTAAATGGTTTTGGCTCAAATTGTGCCAATGGAGGTAATCCATTTGGAATAATGTAAGTTTCTTTTTTACCAACCTCTTTTTGTATCTCATCGGCTAATAATTGATGAGTGCAAGTAATTACATCGGCATATCTTAAAGAGTCTTTTACATCAGCTCCTACACCTTGTCTTTTTGATTCGTTGTAAAGAATGTGGTTTGTAGGAAGTTGGAAGTCATCATCCATATCTAAAACAAATTTTACCCCTGCCTTTTTTATTTTATCGGCTACCTTTTTTGATTCCAATATTTTTGACATAGTTCTATTGCCTATTATCAAATCAAACCTTTTTATAAAGTCTATTGAATCTACACCATCTATTATGTCGGAATCAATATCTCCCGCTTGATACAAGTCTACTTCATTTGGATAAAACTTTGCTAATGCCTTGTGTGGATTTAACAATCGGTGATAGTCCACACCATTAAGAGTTGACTTTTCACCTGGCTTTGTTTCCGAGTAACTTGGTATTAATACTAATATTTTCATTTCTTTAAAATTTTTGAGTATTCCTTTATTCTATTTTTTGCCTTCCTTAGTATTTCATAACTTATACCTGTTGCTCTATGCACCTTTGATAAAGTACCAAGTTCATTGTAATGTAATAAGATTCGGTTATCAATCTCATCCAACTCAAGCATAAACTCTTCAATAGTTTCTAATTCAATATTACTATAAAGAGGTTCATCTATATGAATAGGCTCTGCCGTTGGTAATGTATTATCTTGTCTTGAATAAATATAACTAAAATCCTCATATTTATAAATGATATAACCAAGTTTGCCTTGCTTACTAATTATATTTCTTGCGACACAAAAAAACCAAAAAGGGAGATGCTCTTTGGTCGGTAGTCGGTCTTCATTAATAGTCAATATTTGCTCACACACTTCTTGGAATATATCCTCGCAGTATTTCTTGTTGATTTTATAGCAAGTAGTTCTGAAACTATCATTGCTCAAAATGTGGTTTATAATTTCTTCTCGTGTCAAAATTTTTGCATAAAAAAAAGCACCAATAAATTGATGCTTCAAAAATAGATTATATTTTATTTTATGTTTTCCACAAGTTTTAAACTATTATATTGATACTTTCTCAATACTTCTTCCACTGCCATAACATTCAAAACATATACCTTCACAATAATAATTAAATGCTTCTATTATACCTTTTCCATTACATCTTGAGCATTCACACCCTTGTGTAAATTGCTCACCGATATAAACTTTATTTTTATTTAAAATTTTACCAAGAAATCTTAATATTTCGTTTTCAGATATTTTGCCTCCAAAATAGTTGACATACTTTTTGCCAAAACCTAAAACTTCAATATTAAATTTATACAAAGAACCATCTTCATTTTTAAACTTTGGATTAGTCCAAACTCTACCTTGCTCTTGTATTGCAATTTTAAGATATCCATTATCTATGCACTTATTTATTGACCTTGTTATGCTACTTCTATTGTCAGAATCACAAGACCTATTTGCTTTATTTAAAATTTGTTTAATGTAATTTTCCATTTTATAAATGCAGTTGGTTGGATGCTGCTCCCCT